GGAGGTGAGAATGAGCCCGTCTGCGACGGCGGCTGCCTGAGCGCGCAGGGCATCCCCGCCCTGGTAAAGAATGGGCGTGAGCACCGACCAATTCTTCCCAAACATTTCGGTAAGGAGTTTCGCGCGCTCGAGCGGGTCGCTCATCCCCTGGAGCTTATCGGCCAGGGTGGCGAGGTTTTCAATCGTCGGCCGGTAGCCGCGCTTGACCGCCATCTCGAGGGCGGTCGACACCTGCCCGCTGGTGATGCCCCAGTCGTCGGCGACCTCGATCAGGCGCGAGGTCTCTTCGGTCGATATACCCAGGTTGCGCGAGAGGTCGCGGTTCTCTTTCGCCCATGCGACGGTCTCGGTGGTGGCTTTGACGATGGCCGTCGCGGCAAAGCCGATGGCCGCCGCCGCGCCCAAGCCGCCGATAGCGATGGCTGGCAGCCCCAGGCCGCCCAGCATGCTATTGGCGAGCCCCTGCGCCTTTGAGCCGATGGCACCGAAGCTGCCCAGGACGCTCGACTTCACCCCGCCGATTTTGGCCTGCAGCTTTTGGTCGTTCGCGTCCAGGTCGAGGACGGCTCTGCCGAGACTTTGATCAGCCATTCGCTTTTCCTGATTCCTCTTCAGGCTTCGCAGGCACTGCCACCACTCGTATTCCCATCATCGCCAGGAGGCCAGGCGGTGCGACGCGCGGCGTGTGCGGAAGGTCAGACAACATTTGCTCTTCCCATCCGTCGAGAACATGCTCGCGCGCGCTTTGTGAAGTGTGCGGAAGGCTGGCGGCACTGGCGAGCATGATCTTCAGCTCGGCCTGCAGACCGGGCAATCGCTCTAAGTAGACTCGGATGGCGGCGAGTGGGGTGTGCGAGACAACTTCAAACCCCATGCCATACCAGAAAGCCAGGCGCGAATAGACGAAGCCCCAGTCCGGCGCTTGGCCCCCTTTTTTTGCGCCTTGTCGCGCCGCCCGACCTGCTCGTTATAGAACGTCAGCACAGCGACCCTGGCCATGAAGACCAGGTTCTTCGCGGCCAGCTCGGGGCAGATGATCTCCAAGAGGTCCTGCGTGAAGCGTTCGAGGTTCTGTGTCTCTTCCTCGCCCAGCGCCTTGTTAGGCGTGGCACGCAGGGCGTCGGCGCGGCCCTTGAGTTGGTCGTACAGCAGGAACTCGCGCGGCCCGAGCGCCTCGGGCGGGAGTAGGTCATACTCCCGCCCCTCCCAGCGCACCGTGGGGATGTTCGAGAGGCCGAAGATCTCGTCCAGGTTGAGAGTGCTCTTCTCGTTCGCCATATAACCCTCGTGGCGGATACAATGCGGTTACGCTGCCCGAGCGCGTCTACTTTACAGGGCCGCGCCGGTCTGGTGAATCAGGCGCCCGAACTTCTCCGCATCGCCGCCCGCGTTCAGATTGATCAGGGCGAAGAACTTGCAGGAGATGGGCGTCGAGGCGCCTTTCTGGTGGTCGAGCTCGGAGGCCCCGCCGAAGTAGCCGCGGATGAGCTCGTATTGCGCCGGGAAGTCAGCGTAGGCCGAGAAGCCGCGGAACAGGTACGAATACTCCTTGACCGGGAAGCCCGCGTACATCGGCACCGCGCGCGTGGCTGGCACGCCGGCCGAGGCCGGCACGGTGACGACGCCCACGCCCAGCACGTCGGCCAGGTTCTCCAGCGTGGCGGTGGCGAGCTTGGTCTCGATCGTGACGTGCTCCTCGGTGCGCCAGACCTTGACCGGGCCGGTCTCCTGGTCGACCATCTTCTCCTCGAGCTTGTCGTCGAAGGCGACCTTGACGCCGCCCTCGGTCTCGCCCAGATCACGCCAGGGCGAGGCGACGGCCGCGTTGAGCGCCGGGAAGGCCGTTCCCTGGGGCGCGATATAGATGCGGCCGACGCCCGTCAGCAAGTCGTAGCCCGTTGTCATGCTTCACTCTCCTCGTCTGCGGCCGCCGACAACTCGGCCGGTGCGACCGGCTGCCGCAGGGGCGCGGCCGCCGGCTCAAACGTGACGATCTCGGCCAGGCGCATGCGGTGCATGCGAATGGCGGTGCCGCGGGCGACCTGTACGATCGAGCCCGGCTGCCCGAGGCCTGTCTGCTCGTTGGCGCCCAAGAGTTGCACGGTCACCAGCTCCGAGGCGTCCGGTCCGCCCGGGCGCGCGGCACCGGTGCTCGGCCCGCCGAGTTTATCCTGCGCTTCAGTCTTCTTCATGCGAGAGCTCCTTCCGCGACCGTGGCGTCGAAGAACGACGCGACGAAGTCCATACCGACCTCCGGGTCCCAGAGCAGCGACGGCCCGGAGGCCGAGAGAAAGCTGTAGAGCAGCCCGAGCCCGAGGCTCGTATTGACCGGCTCGCGCACGCCCTCGCGCGAGAGGTGCACCAGGCGCATCCAGATCTTCATCGCCTCGAAGGCCGACCCGGCGAAGCAGCGCGCCTCGATCGAGACCTCTTGCACCTCGACGTCGATGTTGGGTCGGCCGCCGTTCAGGCGCACGACCAGCGCTGTCTGCCCAGTCGTCCAGGCGGCCTGGCCGGCCTGGCCGAAGCGCCGCTTGGCCGCGATGCGGTCGCCGACCAGGGTCGTCAGCTCGCCGTCGAGCTTCAGGAAGGCCATCACGGTTTCGAGCGGGTCGATCATCGCGGCCCCTCCTTCGGGGGCGGCCCTCTTTCGAGGGGAATCTCAGAGTCGGTATTTCCGCAGAAATCCCGGCCACAGACCTTTCGCCCAGTGGAGGGCGATGGTCATGAAGTGGTAGCCTTCGAAGCTGGCCCCGCTCCACTCATTCGACCAGCCCTGGTGCACCGGCAAGGCGTACTCCATGCCGGTGCCGACCTCGAGCGAGATGCGATTGCCCTGGATGAGGGCGGGCACGAAGACGCCCCCGCGTTCGGGCGATGCATCGCTGGGCGGCACGTTGTCATTCTCCCAGGCGTAGCCCGGGTGCGCGGTGTGAATCGACCGGCGCAGGGTGGAGGTCAGGACGCCGTGCCCCTTGAAGAGCTCACCCTTCGCTGCGCCCTCGATCGACAGGCCGAAGTCGCCCAGGGCCAGCGCGACACGCTCCTGGCACAGCTTGATGACCTGCGGGCCGTGCCACTCTGCCAGGTAGCCGCCCATCAGACCACCCGCCCCAGGACCAGCGACTTGTGATGCGCGGCATGCGTGCGCCGCACGAGCACGGCCTGGATGGTGAACGGCCCGACGACGTCAGTGCCGTCCTCGAGCGTGACCTGGCGCACCCGCATGCGCTCGTCGACCTCGACCTGCGGGCCGACCAGCAGGGTGAGCGTGGTCACGGCGACGATGTCGGTCCGCTCGTTGTTCAGGATGCGCTGCACCTTCTCAACCAGCCGGCAGCGGACCGGGGGCAGGTCTTGCCATACAGACTGACGCACGTTGTAGGCGTCGACCGCCCCCATGTCGCGCTGCAGAATGGCCAGGTGCAGGAAGTGCGCGGCGACTCCCATGCTCAGCCGCCGATGGCGCAGACGTCGGTGTTGGCCGACACGCTGAAGACCAGGTCGGCGCCGTAGATGTTGACCGGGAACGGCCCGAACAGGAAGGGCACCGTGTTCGTGATGGTGAGGGTCAGATCCGCGACCGCCAGGTTGTCGAGCGTGGCCGGCGTGATGATGGTCGAGGTGCCGCCCGCGGCGCTCAGGTAGTACAGGCGGACGTTGCCGTCGTTCGGCACGTGGTAGTTGTTGCCGGACGTGCAGGCGGTCTTGGCCGTGGTGATGTTGACACCCCCGACCCGGTTGATGCGCGCGACCGTCATGTTGATCTCTGCCATTGCAGGCTCTCCTTCCCGCCGCGAGGGCGGGTGTTAGACGTGCACGAATTGGAGGCGGTGCAGGATGATGCCGCGCTCCTTCTCCCACTCCGGCGCCTGGTAGGAGTACTCGCCGGCGACCGACTCGCCGCGCATGACCGTACGCTCGATGCCCAGGCGCACCAGCTCGATGATGACCGGCTTGCGCCGGGCGTTGTCGTCGGCCGGGTTGTAGACGATGACGATGACCTGGCCCCACTTGTTAGACCAGGGCAGCCCCTCGTCGCCCACCAGCCAGGCCGACACGCCCGACAGGCGCTTGATCTGGCCCTTCGTGCCCCAGACCAGGTACTCGCCGCTTGTCAGGAGCCGCCCGTCTTCGGTGACCGAGATGACCGAGGCCACCGGCCGGCGCAGCCACAGGCTGGGCAGGCCGCCGGGCAGCGTCTCGCTGATGGTCTGCGCCTGGTCGATGTAGTGCGGCCCGACCAGGCGAATCACCTCCGCCTCTTCGCGGTCGATGATGGCCTGCAGCTCGGGCGTCGACAGGCCGGTGTGCACCAGGACCCGGACCTCTTCAGGCGAGACGAGACTGGCCATCGTTAGGCGGCTCCGACCGCGTACAGCGAGAGCGAGAAGGTGAAGGACTGCGCCGCGGCGCCAGTGATGGTGTAGCGGCCGCGGAACTGCGACCCGAAGACCCCCGGCCGCACGACGCCGACGGCCGCATCGGCCGAGACGTCGAAGGTGACGGCGCCCGGATTGGTCGGGTCGAGTACCCCGAAGAACTTCTTCGCGCCGCCGTTGCCGAGCATTTGCGGGAAGTGAATCGCGTTGAGCCAGGTTAGCCCGTCCGGCGCCAGCGCGTCGATCAGGACGTCGAGCGTATCGCCGACGACACTCGCGGCAGCGGTCAGGTCGACCAGGAACAGCACGCGCCTTCGCTCGCCCAGACAAATCCACGGGTTGACGCAGGCCTGGTTGGCGACGATGGTCACATGGGCGGACGATGGCTCGAGCACCATCGCTTCGCCCTGCAGCAGATCGACCGCGCGCTTCGAGAACAGCGGCATAGTGCACCTCTCTCTCCAGGGCCGGCCGGCAGGGCCGGCCCTGATTGTCATGCAGCCCAGCCCGCTAGACGGCCAGGACCGCGGCCCCCGGCTCGATGGGGATGTAGAAGCAGAGCCACCGGACGCGCGCGGCCGTGTTGTCGGCGGCCGCCGTGGTGATGCCCAGGTTCATGCCGCCCGGCCAGGTGACCTTCTGAATCATCAGGCCGTGCATGGTGACCATCGAGGTCGGAATCTTGGTCGCTGTCTGGACCATCGCCGTGGCGAAGACCCCGGTGATGGTGAGCTTGGCGCCGACCGGATAGGAGGCGATGGTCGTGGTGGTGGCCGCGATGTCGGTCGCGCCCGCCGCCCCAATCCACGGCTTGAGGGTCGTGGCACCGGCATCAGCCGGCACAGTGAAGATGCCGATGAAGCCGGTGAGCAGCACGAAGCCGGTCGACAGGAACAGGTTCTTGGAGGTCTGCAGGGGCAGCGCCTCTGGCTCGCGGGTGACCATCTTACCCAGGTTCACACTTGCTATGGCAAGTAGCTCTGAATCGGAAGGCATGTTCGCTTCTCCTGTGGGGGAGGGACCGGGAGGTCCCTCCCCTGTTGATGGTGTGCTCAGCGATTCGGGTTAGTCCACGCGCGCGCTCGGCGGCGTCGCCTGCGAGTAGCGGTCGGCCAGGAAGTACTCGGCATAGACCAGGTTCGCCGCATTCGAGGCCGCACACTTCACGGTCAGGCAATCGAAGCCGCCCGCGATGTTGAGGGTGGCCGGGTCGATCTCGAACCAGAGCTCTTTGTTCTTGACGCCGGCGTCGGTCGTGAAGCCCACGGCCGCCGGCTGGCGCACCAGGGCGTCGGTGAGTGACGTGTCGATGTTCCACCAGATGGGCACGGCGACCGTGATGGGCGTCGAGCCGGTGCCGGCGATGGCGGTCGCCTGCTCGATCGTCACGGCGATGACCGCCGCATTGCCTTGCTGGATGCCCAGCTTCACCCAGCACATATGCGCGGTCTTGAGCGAGATGTAGGCGCCGACCAGGGCGCCCGTGTTGACCTGCGGGTACAGCGCCTGCACGTTCTTGAAGTCTTCCACTAGCATAGGAGGCTTCATCTTCGGTTCTCCTTGAGGGGCCGTGAGGCCCCTCACTCAGTCAGCGTGTGTCGGCCGCCCCGGGTTACGCGCGGGCAGCCAGGGCGACGAACGGGCTCAGGGTATTGCTGCCCTTCGCCGGCGTCAGCGGTGTGTTCCAGGCCGGCTGGCCATCCACCCGGAAGATAAAGCGGAAGACCGACTGGTCGGTGAGGAACTGGACATGGATAGAGCTCGCGGCCTGCACGCCGCCTTTGTTGGCGAGCAGGTACTGGTCGAGCTCGGCCAGGACGATGTCACCCACCGCGCCCAGGGTCGGGCAATTCTCGATGGTGAGGACCGGGCGGCCCTTCAAGCGGCCGTAGGCTGCGTCCGCGATGCCGCCGGGAGGGAAGTAGGTCGGCACGCCGCCCACGCCCACCGTGAGGCTCATCACGTCCAGCGAAGGCTCGACGTCCTGGTTGATTAGCCAGACCGCGTTCGCGCGGCCCCGGCCCCAGGAGCGGCCCCACATCTTAGCGATGTTCTCGGTGACGACGGACCCGGCCACCTGGCCGGTCTCCTTCGCCACGGTCACCAGGCACGGCGAGTTGAGGATGCCCAGCGGCATGCCGGCGCCGGACCCGGTCAGGATGGCTTCGTCAACCATCCAGGCGATTTCCTCAGTGGCTGCATCGCCCACAATCGACTCGAGCACCGACACGTCGGCCAGCTCTTCGTCGGTCGCATAGTGCAGGCTCATCAGCTTCTTGAGGCGCAGCTCGATCTGGCGGAACTTCGGCATGCTCGGCGTGACGGTCACACCGGGGGCGACCCAGTAGGACTGCATGCCGCCGTAGCGGCTGCCGGTCGCGCGGCTCTGCTCGTCGATGGCGTTGATGGTGAGGCTGTTGGAGGCCGGGTTGACCGGGTAGCCCTTGCAGCGGGCCGCCAGTTGGCCGACCTCGTAGGCGCGGCGGAAGATCTCGGCGGTGAAGCCGGGCTGCAGAAGGAAGCCGCCCTCCGACCCAATCTCCTCGCTCATGCCCAGCGCCTTCGCCTGGGCCATGACCTCGAACAGGCGCTCGTCGCGCCGGGTGCCCTTCGCCAGGTCCTTGACCGCCATGAGCTGCTCGCCCAGGCCCTTGAACGGGCCAGCGGCTGCCGCCGGCGCACCGAAGAGCGCGGGCAGACCTTGCCGCGGCTCCTTCAGGAACGCGCCCAGGGCATCGGACTTCTCGTGCATCTGCGCCTCGGCAATCTTCGCCTCGGCCTGGTCGAGGAAACCCTTCGCCTCGGTGCCCTTGTCGGCCGGCAGGTCCTTGCCCTCGAACGTGGCGAGGATCTCAGCGCCCTTCGCGTGCAGGGCGGCGGCCGATTCGTACAGTGCCATGACCTTCGGATTGACTTTCATTGGAACCTCCAGGGAGTCGAATTGTCTCGCGACTACTTGGCGTGCAGCGCAATCCGCGTCCGCGTCGATTGCGCTTGAAGCTTGAGGGACTCTAGGGTCAGTGACGGGTGCGCCGGGCTGGCCGGGCGCGGCCCATCGGCTGGCATGAGCGCCTCGAGCTTGGTTTGCGTCTCGTTCATCGCCCGCATCGCGGCATCGTAGGCCACGTTGGCCGCGCCCTTCGCCGGGTCCAGGTCGATCGAGGCGAAGGTGGCGCAGGCGATGTAGTGCTGGTGGACCGCCTCGAGCATTTTGAAATCGGGCGGCGTCTTCTCGAACTGCTTGTAGTGGCCGACCAGGTGGTCGTAGATGCCGCGCCGGTCGCCGTCGGGCACGGACACGCCCCCGCGGCCGCCCATGAGGGCGCCCATCGCGGCCGCGCATGCGCGCCAGACCGCCGGCCCGACGCCCGACTTGCCGGCCGTGTGATGCGGCAATTTGAGTTGGCCGAACGAGGCGGGCGGCATGGCCTCGGCCCATGCGAAGTGCGCCGCGATACGACGGCGCTCGGTGTCCGCCAGGTCGTCCCAGACCGCCTCGGTGAAGTCGGCCAGCCCGGGCGCCGACCAGGCCAGATCTTCACTGGCGACACCGGTGTCGCGGTAGGGCAGGGCTGCCTTCAGGTTGAGGGTCGCGGGATTCATGCCCCAGTTGACCGGCGACAAATCCCACAGGCGCAGCTCGATCAGCTCGCGCACCTTCTCCTCACCCATGACGGTCTCGCTGGCTGTGACCTCGTCGTACATGAACGAATTCTCGCGGATGGCCTTCTCGCGGATGCCGACCAGCACTTCGTTCCCACGCGGCGTGTCGATGTATTTGATCTCGGCGTACAGCGCGCCGGTGGCGTCCGGCTCGTCGACCAAGAGCTCGGCCGGCAGGTCCTCGCGCGGAAGCTCCTTCACCACCAGCGGCACGCCGATGGGCGGCTCCCAGCGGTCATGCTGCCAGAGCACGCGCACCCGGTCGACGTCCTCGAGGATGGTCTTGGCGAAGGCGCCCGGGTGAATGCGCTCGCCGCCGTCGTCCACGTTGCCCATGACCGCGAAGATCTGCTTGACCGTGCGGTCCTCGATGCCCTTGACGTAGAGCGGCGCCGCCTTCTGGCGCAGGGCGCCGGCCTCGCGCAGCCGCAAATAGAGCGCGTCGGATTTTGTACGCATCGTCTACTCCTCCGTGCCTGCCATGAGCTCGGGCAGATAAGGCGACCCGCACCTCACGCAATTCGGATGCTCGAGCGGGTTCTCGTCAAACTCATCGAGAGTCCACACGGCGCCGTTGGCGACCACGCACTCCTCGTCTTCATCGCCCTGGCCGTCGTCGAAGATCAGCACGTGCTCGAGCCCGGCGGCGCGGTAGCGGGCAGCGGTGCCCAGGTTCTGCGCGGTGCCTAGCTCGGTGCGGGCAATCGTCCGGGCGCGGCCCTTGTAGACCTCCTCGATGATCTGGCGCAGGCCCAGGATGCCCGCCTCGGCATCGCCGGCGACCAGGTTCTGAATGCTCCAGCCCTGGTCTGCCCCATATTGTAGCGCACGCCTGAGCTCATCGAGCGTGGTCTGGTTGATCTTCCGCACGTCCTGGCCGGCCGTGGCCAGGACGCGGATGACAGCCGGGTCCTTGAGGTCGAAGGCAACAGTGATGCCGATCTCGGCGTCAACCAGCGGCCACGTCGCACCCAGCAGCTCGACGAAGTAGCGCTTGATGATGGCCGTCAGCTCGTCGGCGTCGGTGTCGGTCAGTAGGTCTTCCGCATTGGGCAGGTCCTTCGCTTGGACCCGCTTCGGCGTCCAGTCCTTGCGCGCCCGGGCGACCACCCGGTCGGCGAGCTGCGTCAGCCAGTCGTCGAGGCCGCTCTCCATGTGCCGGACGACCATCGCCCGGATGGCGCGCTGGGCGGCGACGGCCGCTTCGGCCTTGCGGACCAGGTCAGGTGACAGCGCCTTCCATGACTTCGGCACGCCCCGCCGCGGCAGGTCCTTCGTTAACTTGCGAGGCGACCCGCAGCCGCGGCAGCATTTCGTGTCCGGGTCGGCGCGGTCAGTGCGCCCGCAGGCCTCGCACGGCGCCCAGCCTTCGCCGTCCTTGCGTCCTGTCTTGGCCGGCGCCGGCACCCGCCCGGGCACCTCGGTCACGGCGAAGCCGCGCAGATAGATGTTGCCGCCGTCGTCAGGAGGCAGGCCCGCGGCCGCGCGGAATTCGTTCACCAGGAGGCCGCCCGCTGTCAGCCCAGTCAGCGCCCACTGGCGCTCGGTTGCACGCTTGTCGGCCAGGGCGACGACGCGGTCGGTGTCGAACATCACGACCTGGCGCGGCGTGCCGCCGAACTCGGGCAAGAGGTCGGCCGTCACCTTATCGTCAAACATTCCCCAGGCCGGCACCAGGCTGCGCTCGGTGAAGTCGAGCACCGACTCTTTGTGGTTGGCAAACTGGCCGCCCTTCGACAGGCCGACGTTGGCCCCGACGACGACCGCCGGCACGCGGAAGGCCGAGCACAGGCGCGCCTCGGGCACGTCGCGCAGCGTGCCGAATTCCATTTCCTTCAGGTTGAGCGCAATCGGCCTGATGTCCAGGCCGGCCTCGAGCAGGGCGATGCCTCCGCGCTGGGTGCCGCCGTGCTTCTCGGTAAACTCCTCGCGCAGGCGGGCATGCTCTTCGGGCGACAGCTCGCCGCGCGTCTCGGGCACGGTGATGGCCAGGCGCGGCATGGCGTCGTTCTTGAGCAGGGCGAAGACGTAGCGGGTGGCCTCGTTGTCGGTGTCGACCTCGCGCAGGACCGCCATCAGCGGGCCGAGCCCGCGCTGCGGCTGCAACGGGTCGGGCATCCATTTGAAGTGAACGATGTCTTCGGCGGGGATGGGCAGAGGCGCGCCGGTCGCGCCCAGGAATTCGTAGTGGTCGATCATGCGGTGCTCGCCGGCGACCGGGTTGATCTGCCCGTCGTGCAGCGGCCACAGCTCGACCGGGCGGCCGGCGGCCGACCGTACCTTGTACCAGTAGCAGTTGCCGCCGATGCCCATGTAGACGATCGAGAACTGCAACAGCTCCGATAGGCCCATCTGCGGGTTGGGCCGGCGCAGCAGTTGCGAGAGACCATGCATGGGCAGTGGCACGCGGCCGCCCGGCCCCTCCTCCCAGACCAGCAGCGGCGGCTCGGGGAAGGAGAAGGCCCAGGCCGACAGGCAAGCGAAGATGATGCCGTTGCCGCGGTAGCCTTCGACCGCGAGATTGCGGAACGTCGGCTGCATGAAGCTCCGCCGTTCCCATTGCGGCACGAGAACGACGTTGCCCCACTTGAGGATTGTCTTGGCGGCCCAGTGTCTGATGCTATCGGTCAGAGCCATCCTGCCCTCAGCGTTGCCTTGCGCGACCCCTTGCCCGCCCAGCAGGCCAGGGCCAGCGACCAGAACTTGTCCGCGTGGTGCTTGGCATTCGCATCGACATCGAAGACCGCGTTCTTGGCCTCGGTCATCTTTCGCTTGATGCTGTGGACCTGGTAGACCAGCTCTCGGTCAAGCGGCAGCGGCAGCGCGCGACGCTCCATGCGCACCTTGAGCTCGACCGCCCACAGCTCCTTCCTCTCGTTGGTAAAGTCGACGCCCTCTACTCGCGCTTTGTGCTTGGTGTGTAGGTCCTCGGCCATCTGCATGCCCAGGCCGGTCTGGTCAACCAAGAGCAGGGTTACCGGCAGCCGCTCGAGCATGCGGTCGACCACCGCCTTCTGGTCGTCAAACTTCACCCCCGCCAGACTCACGCCCAGGCGGTATGGCAGGTGGCCGGTCGTGCCTTTCCCGAGCAGTGTAATCTCGGTCAGGTCCTTCTTGCGCCCGACGTCCAGCCCGCCGCAGAAGGCCGCCTCGATCTTCCGCAGGTCGGCGGCCATCGCCTCGATGGCGGCGAAGGCCTGCTCGACACTGTGCGCCTGCCAGAAGAGCAGCGTCTCGGCGCCTTCCTGGTTGGCCTTGATGATCTCCCAGGGCACCCAGGCAATCTGCTCGTCGACCGTCGCGCACTCGTACTCTTGCTGGTAGTCGCCGAGCGGCATGTTCTCGAAGATCTCGGCCAGGCGCATCGAGGCGAACTTCGTCACGCGCTCCTCCGTCGTCATGGCCGGCGCCTGCTGGCGGGCTGCCTCCACGTTGCGGCACAGGCCCGTCACCAGCCACCACGGAATTGAGCGGCGCCAGTAGCCCGGGTAGGGGCGCAGCTTCTGTTCCGCAATCTCCCAGAACATGCCCGCCGCGCCCAGGGGTGATGACCCGACCCGCAAGAGGCCGCCGCGCGACGTGACCGGCAAGGCGCTGGCATAGATCTCCCGGTCCTTCGGGTAGTGCGCGAACTCGTCCAGGTAGACGTTGGCCTTCGCCTTGCCGCGCACCGGCCGGCAGGGGTGGCTGATGATGCGCGACCCGTTGGCGTACTCGACCTCGGTCGCGCTGTCGCCGATCATCCGCAGGCGCACGTCGCGCGCCAGAGCCTCGTTGATGGTCTTGGCGTAGCGCACCTTCTCCTTCGACTCGTCCATGTTGATCGAGACGAAGATCGAGGTGGAGCGGTGGACCAGCGCCGCATTCGCCACGGCCTCGGCCGCGCACGTCCACGACCAGCCGACCTGCCGGCTCTTGGTCTCTATCGCGAGTAGCTTGTTAAGGTTCAGGTGCTCGAGCTGGAAGTCCTGCCAGGTCGCACCCGGCTCGCCGGTCGCCTCGGGCAGGTCCAGGTTCGCGAGCAGGAAGTCAAGAGACGGCGAAGGCTCGAACGGCCGGCCTGGCACTCAGGCATCCTCGGCGTTGAGCCTCTGCACCATGCGCGCCAGCGCGGGCATGACCGCCTTCATCCGCGACCGGCGCTGCTTCTCGAGTTGCTCGGGAGTGTACGTCGTGAGCTCGCCTTCGATCGTCTGCGGCGGCATGCCCCAGCCCCGGTTGAAGAGGATGGTCGCCGCCTGCACGTTGCCGTTGCCCGCCAGAAGATACATGCGCCGCACCACGCCCTCGAGCCGGGTCATGTGGACTTTGCCGTCGGGCGAGACCATCACCTCGTCGCCGATGCGGCGCACGAGCTCGGCTGCAGCCAGGCCCACCGGCGGCCGCCCGCGCGGGTTGCCGGACTGCCCCGGCTGCCAGGCCGTGCGTGGTGCGCGCCGCTTGCCGGGCGTGGTCTTCGCCGGCCGCGGCGTGTTCTTTTTCTGTTTTGCAGACCCGGCGCGCTTGGCTTTCGGCATCCCGCCTCAGATCTGGCCTACGTCGTTCCGCCACCCGCCACGGGCTGGGAGGGGGTATTTCCGCGGAAAGGCAATGTCACCAGTTGCAGGGCAAAATCTTCCCCGAATTCCAGCCTTATCCTACCACATGCCGCAAGAGGCCCCCCCCGGCCGGCTTGACTTACTGCCGGAACCGGTATATACTTATTAACAAGAACGGGGAACGGCACCTTAACAATCGACGCAAGGCCCTGCACCAGCGCACGCCGCTGATGACCGAGGCCCCAGGTGCACCAGATCAAATCGCCCGCCGCCCGGGGAGAGCCGAAGAACGACCACCGGCACAGGCGCGGGAACGAAGAGAAAAAGACAGACCGAAGGCCCAGCGAGACGCCGCCGCAGAGACCACCGCCGAACATCGCCCGCCCGAGTAGGCCAAGCCGTAAAACGGGCGCGCAGAAAAGTCGAGAGACACATCCGCCCAGCAGCCGACAGGTTGCCGGGCGGTCAGGGTAACTCGACCCGCCATTCACCCGGGAGACCACCATGACCGCCGAATCGAAAACAGCCTACCAGAACATCCGCATTGCCCGTCTGTTGACCGAGGCGCACGCGCTGCTCGAGAAGGCCTGCTTGAAGATCGACCTGGCGCGCGAAGTCGTCCGCGACGAACCGGGCACCCAGGCGCTCGAGGAAAAGCTCTACGCCATGAAAGAGCCGACCATGCAGGCCGCGCAGAAAATCCGCCTCTTCATCGGCAAGGACTACTAGTTGACACGCCGCTCACCTGCCACGACCCGCGTCGCGGCAGGGCAGAGGCGGTTCAGCCTCAAGGGAGACCGACCATGACTACCCCAAATAGCCCGCTCGACCCCGGAACGCAAGTCGCTCGGTTCAATAGCGCGCTCGCGAAAGCACTCCATTACCTTGACCTGGCATGCGCAGAAACCGAGAAGGCCAGAAAGCTGTCCGGCCAGACATGGCGCGAGGGCGAACCCTTCTCGGTCGGCTTTGAGATTTTCAATGCCGAAGAGAAACTCAAAATGGTCGCACAGACATTGAATTCGCTTCGAAACTAGAAGTTGAGCCTCGACCCATCCGGCCGGACCAGGCGGTCCGGCCGGAGCGGAGGCGGCTCAGCCTCAAGGGAGAGACACATGACCACCTACGGCTCGACGAATGGCAAGCCACGCACGACCCGCCCCTTCGCCTTCAGCACCAGCTACGGCCTGGCGCAGGAACGCAGCCGGCTGTTGGCCAGCCGGAAGCTCTTCACCATCGCCGCCATCGACATGCGCGGGATGATCGAAGACCTGGGGCTGGACCGGGTGATGCGGCTGGTGAGTGACATCATCGCCGCCCCCGGCGAGAACGTCGTGCTAGGGCTGCTCGAGGAAGCAGTGCTCGCGCGCGCGGAAGCGCATCAGATCTAGCACGCGCCTGGTGGCTCGCCGCTCGGCGCCGGTCCTGTGACCGACGTCGGCGAGGACCCGCCAGGGTTGAACGACTTATGCGCCTCAAGGGAGACCACCATGACCACCCGACGAACGACGACCAGCACGTCCCCGCGCATCGGCGCCGACTGGCGCGACCTGCTCAATCGAGCGGTCACCGAGCCCGGAACGATCTCGACTGCCTTCCGCACCTTCCACGGCTACAGCATCGGCAACCAGATGCTGGCGCTGTGGCAGTGCTACGTGCGCGGCATCCCGGCCGGCCCCATCAACACCTACAAGGGCTGGCAGAAGTTGGGGCGCCAGGTGCGGCGCGACGAGAAGGCCGTGTACTTGTGGATGCCCATCCCGCTGCCCGAGAAAGACGCAAACGGCGAGAAGACGGGCGAGACCTATACCTGGTTTGCCCTCAAGCCGCACTGGTTCATCCTGAGCCAGACCGACGGTGAAGCGATGCCCGACGAGCTGCCGGCCGACGAATGGAACGCCGACCAGGCCGAACGGGCGCTCGACATCACCCGCGAGACCTTCCAGCATACCGACGGCAACGCGATGGGGTACGCCATCGCCCGGCGCTATGCGGTCAACCCGCTCGACCCGACGCCGGTACGAACGCGCTTCCACGAGTTTGCACACGTCCTGCTCGGTCACACGGCCGAGGGTGCGCGCATGGATGACACGCCCCGCACGCCGCGCCACATCCGCGAAGTCGAGGCCGAGGGCGTTGCCCTGCTGTGCGCGGAAGCGCTTCAGATGGGCGACACGGCCGACAGCCGCGGCTACATCCAGGGCTGGTTGCACGACGGCGAGACGATCAGCGAGCAGTCCGCGCGGCGCATCTTCTCGGCCGCGCAGAAGGTCTTGACTGCCGGCCTGCCGGCGAAGACCACGGCCCCGGCCGCAGAGCTGGTGGCCGCGCAAGCCTGACACGCCACTCACCGGGCAGGTCCACGCGGACCTGCCCGGGCAGAGGCGGTTCAGCCTCACAAGGGAGAACATCATGACCGTTCTACTTCCCGCGTTCATCATGCTCGACGAGACGACACTGGTCCGCGTGTCGGCCATCACCGTCGCGGACTATACCCCGCCGCGCCCGGTCACGCTGGCTGACCTCAACGAGGGCGAGGCGAAAGCCGGCGCCATTGTGGGTGACATCATTCCGGCCCACCTTGTCATCCGCCTGGCCGACGATAACACCCCTAACCCCCACCTGCACGGCCCCGCGGCCGAGGACGCCTGGAGAACCTTGACCCGGTACGCCTTCAACGTCTAGCGCCTGACGCGCCACTCACCGGGCAGGTCCATGCGGACCCGCCCGGGCAGAGGCGGTTCAGCCTCGAAGGGAGACCGTATGACAACCTACTACCTCATCCCGTGGCACGCGGGGCGGCCGGCGCTGTCGGTCCGCCGGCCGAAGTATCGCCCCGCCCGAAAGACCACCGAGAAAGTGCTGACCATCGCCGGCTTCCGCGAAGTGGTGGTCGACGAGCCCGAGAGCATTCACATGGATATGTACGGCTTCCGGGTCAGCAAGTATCCCAAAGCCGAGCCCCTGCGCCGCGCCATCGTCGGGTCGCCCCGCACGCCGGTGGTGGTGACCGAGGCGGACGCAGCCCGCATCGAGACGCTGCAGGCGGAACAGACCGCCCTGAACAGGCGGATGACCGACCTGCTCGTCGAGGCGTTGCAGCGGGGCCGCCCGGTCGCCATCGGCGATTGCGAAAACGCCGAAGCCGCCTTGAAGGAGGCACAGCCATGCCCATCATCGACGTAACGCCAGGACCGGGTGGACACGAGCCGGCCGGCACCACGCCCGACGCCGAACAGACGCGCCGGCTGCAGGCAATGGACCAGGCCTCGGCCGACGCCGAGGCGCTATTTGACATCGCCTGGTCGGCCGTGCAGGTGTGCGATTGGTACGAGCGCTGGTATCGCTTCGCCGGCCACAAACGGCTGGGCGCCATCCTGCGCCGGCAAGGGAAGAAGGCCGAGCGGCCGTTCTAGTCGGCCGGCCCCCGACGATAAAAGCGCCAGGCATCTGCCTGGCGCTTTTTGATTCCTTCCGCCGATCGTCACCCGGGCCGGACCTTCTCGAGCTTTGGGCTGCCGCCCGTCATCTCGGCCCAGCGCTGGATTGCGACGGCACAGTAGGCCGGACTGATTTCGATTGCCCGACACTTGCGCCCCAAGCGCTCACAAGCGATGATGGTCGTTCCGCTCCCCAGGAACGGGTCATAAATCACTTCATCGATCCGCGAACTGTTGCCCACATGCGCCTCGACAAGTTCGACTGGTTTCATGGTCGGGTGTTCTTCGGATGCCTTCGGCCGCGGGATCTCAAACACGGTCACTCGTGAATTGTCCCCATACCAATGTGATCCCTCGTGGTTCCCTCGGCCCGCCCTGCCCCCGCCAGAGGTCCACCCATAGAGGATGGGTTCGTGCTTATAGTGGTAGTCCGAATGGCCAAGCACCATGCTGTCTTTCACCCAGATCAGTTGTTCGTGTATCCTCCAGCCAATGGCCTCAACCACCCTCAAAAACACGACCTGTAGCGCACCCGCCGGGTGCGCAATGTAGAAAGGCGCACTCCCGATCAATATCTTGTCGGCATTCGTGAGCGCCGCCATGAGCAACTCAGATAAGTTGCCCGCCCCATCGTTCTGCATGGTCAGTGCGTCTTTCGTCTTGCCTACGTAGCCAACTCCATACGGGGGATCGGTCCACATGCAAGATGCCTTCTCCCCGCCCATCAGCCTCGCCACGTCCTCTGCCTTTGTGCTGTCGCCGCACATCAGGCGGTGTTCGCCAAGCAGCCAGACCTGCCCAGTCTCGACGCCCCACTTCTCTCGCAAAGCCGCGCCCTCATCCATGCGCGCGCCAGGATCGGTCGCCGGGTCAACTGGAATCATCTCGGCTATCTCAGCGTCTGACCACAGGCCTTCCAGAGCCTCTCGTTCACTGGCGGCAATATCAGCAAGCACGTCCTCGTCCCACTCGGCCATCTCGCCCGTTCGGTTGTCGGCCAGGGCCATGCGCAGCCGGCGGGCGCCCTTCAGATCTGCGCGCCGCACGGCGATGATCTCTTTCCCGGTGGCGTTGACGACCCGAATGCGCTTGATGCCAGCCTGGGTGGCCGCCTGGACGATGCCATTGCCGGCGATGACCCGCCCGGCGCCGTCGATCAGGATGCTGCGGCCGGCGCCGAGCTGCTCGAGCGAGTCGACCATCGCCGCGACGTTGCGCTCGTTATGCACCCGGGCATTGTGCGGGTCGGGCCGCAGGTCAGCCACCGAGCGGATGCGGCGGACGGGTGTCTTCGGCTTGGCCTTGCGCCGGGCGGCGCCCCTCTTCGGCATCGGTCGTTCTTAGGGAAAGCTGAATTGGTGAGTGAGAATCGAGACAAGCAGCGTCACCACCGCTGCCATGAGCAGGCCGCCCCCGTAGACGATGGCGCGCACGTAGGGCATGAGGCCTACCACCGCCTTGAGGCTGCTGCGCATCTCGCTGATGGCCGAGAGGGTCTGTTGGGCAGCGTTGAGCTTGGCTTCGCTGACGAGCTGGGCCGCCTTGACGACCGACAGGTCTCGATCGACGCCAGCCAAGTGCTCGCTCTCGCGCGCGCACTCGACCAGGTGGTCGCCCAGACGCTGTCGATCGTCGGCCAGAGCCACTCGAAATTCCACGAGCTGCAGGCCGGTCAGGTGGTTCGATTCGGTGATGCCATCCTTCAGGCTGCCCAGCGTCGACTCGATGGCGCTCAGGCGTTCGCCGTTGGGTGACTTCTTCGTCGGGCCACCCACGGCTTAGGCCCCAGGACCTTGCGCCGGCTTGGGGAAGAACTTCGAGACGAACTGGTGGACAAAGTTTGCGCCGCGCCCGATGATGGCCCCGGTGAAGATCATGCCCGCGGCGGTCACCGGCACAGCCATCAGGAACAGGCCCGCCAGGATGTTGAAGAAGTCGAAGCGGTAGACGAAGGCCAGTGCGACGCCGGCCAGCGCGGAGGCGTAGGCCAGGATCATCGGCTTGGCCGCCTTCCAGCCCGGCTTCTGGATGAGGTCGAAGGGCAGGCCGAGCAGGTACTCGACCACCGCTTCGACTGCGCCGGCCGCCAGGAAGATCAGCGCCAGCATGCCGGCCGCGAGTAGAAGCTGCTGTGTGGTGAAGCTGTCCATGTGTGCCTCCTCGAAGATCAGCGAATGGGAACAGCGGACTTGGCTAAGAAGATGATACACCCGGCGGCAACCCGCCTGCGCGGGCAGGTGGGTGGCCCTCAGCGGCGGGCGAAGCTGATCACGTCCAGGCCGTGGCGTGTATCGAAGAGGCGCAGGCGCACCGCGCCGCGCTCGACCACCGGAAGCCAGTCGAGGAAGTACGGCGAGAAGCAGGAGTCGTTCAGGTACAAGGCCTCGGCCAGGCCGTCGATGTAGGCTTTGCAGGCGGCCAGGCAGTTGTCGATGTCGCGGTGGCGCCGGTCGGGCGGCGCGAAGCCGGCGCACAGCATGATGCGGATCTCGCCCTTGCGTGCCTGGGCGACCCGCTCCAGAGCCAGCGTCCAGGCCGCGACGTCGGCGACGCCGACGATCGCGCTGGAAGTCAACAGGCACGCCTCGAGCCGGGCGGCCTTCACCGCCCCATGCTTTGCGATGGGCGGCGCGTGATGGTTGGGGAAGAGCATCTCGGCCGGCCAGGGCAGGGTGATGTCGATCAGTGGCACGCTCTCCTTCAGGCGCCGCTGGTTGCCGTTGCCATCCCTCATGGCGCACTCTCCTTCCAGGGCTGCCCTTCGACCATGAAGCCGATGCGCCCGAAGTCCGCCAGGGTGACGATCTCCTCGACGAAAGGCCAGACGTCGATCATGTAGGCGATGTCGTCAGGCACCGCCTGGCAGCCCTGGGTGCAATCCCAGCACAGGGCGATGGCATCGCCGGTGTGAAAGCAGTTAGGCAGGAGCGGACCGCGGCACTGCGGGCACTCAGCGAGCGGCGCCTCGGGCATCTTCCAGTCGGGGCGCAGGGTCGCCGGCGGCCGCGGCCGTGGAATGAACTGCATCGGTCCGCCGACCTCGTCCGAGGCAGCCGACCCTTCGCCGGTCACATAGGCCAGTCTCAGCAGCCGCTTGAGGCGCAGGTTGACCCGGCGGAACTTCGGCCTGCCCGGCGCAGCGGTCACGCCGGCAACACCAGACCCGCGCACGTGCTCGATGGCGCCCGTCGTCGCCTGCCCGCCCGGGAATGGATTCATACGCCTGCTCATGTCTTCTTCTCCTCACAAACCTTCCGGCATAAGAGGAACCGGCGCCGCTGTAATGCGATTGCGCGCCAGCTCCAGATACTTCGGCTGCATGTCCAGCCCCACGAACCTGCGCCCCAGCCGAACCGCAACAGCGCCTGTCGTGCCGCTGCCGCAGAAAGGGTCGAGAACGATACAGAGGCCGGTATCATCGTTGTGGTCACAGCTAGGGCGCCAGCCGAGACTCGTCGACGTTGGCGGGGGCTCGTTTCTCCATCCCGCGCCGTGGCCCATACGCGCCGATGTTCTCAGGCCCTGCAACTCTCGCCCATTTCCTTTATCACCACTTTGGCCTCTTCTCTTACCGGCGCGTTCCGTCACTCTCTCCCACGGTGCCCCGCACACGCCGCACGCCTTTGGGCTTGTTCCCGCCAGGATGCACGGCTCGACAAGTTTCTCGGGGAATGTGGCGAAGTGCGCGCCGCGATAGGGCTGGGTCGGGATGGTCCACACGTCGCGGCGATTGCGGGTCTCGGTCACGGCGCGGAAAGCCTCGTGCCCGGGCATGGCATTCGTCTTGCCGTTGAATTCTCCGCGCACCTTGCTCTCGCTCGGCTTTCGCCCAGTAGTGGGCCGGATCTCCAAGTCTCGAGCATCATCGAATTTGCTACCATTCCATCCGCCGGCCGCCTCTTTGATCGCCTCCGCGTCGTAGTAGTACCTCTGCGCCTTCGCCAGCAGGAACAGGTACTCATGCGCCTTCGTCGGTCGGTCGGTCACAGACTCGGGCATCGGATTCGGCTTGTGCCAGATGATGTCGCTGCGCAGATACCAGCCGTCGGCTTGCAGGGCGAAGGCCACGCGCCACGGGATTCCGACTAAATCCTTCTCCTTCAGCCCAGGGGCCATGCGCCCGCGCTCGATTGATTCGTCGGGCGACCCTTGCCCCACAATCGAGCGTCGCTTGCAAGCCCAAGCGGATGCGAAACTGTCACCCAGGTTCAGCCACAGCGTCCCATCCGGCCTCAGCACCCGCTTGACCTCGCGGGACACGGCCACAATATTCGCCACGTACTCATCCGGCGTCCGCTCCAGGCCGATGCCGACGTCCCTCTGAACGGCCCCGCACTTGCCGCAGGTCCCCCGGTAGGCAATGCCACCCTTGTCGCTATCCTTCGCCGCAGAACCATGAAACCCGTCTACCTGAACCCGCCCTCCATCGTGGCGGGCAACCCTCTGGATGTGGTCGCACTCCGCATCCCCGCCCTCCCACGTCGCCAACCCATAGTCCCTCAGCCCCCAGTACGGCGGCGAGGTGACGCACGTCTGCACGCTTGCGTCTGCCAATGGAATGTGCCTTGCATTGCCGTGCATCAGCATTAGAAGCCCTTCTCGTTGGCCGGCTCGTCGGCCTCCCACAGCGCGGGCAGGCTTAGGTGTTTGCGCGGGTCAGTGAAGCAGTCGCCACAGTCGTCGCGCGCCGGCAGCCGCGGAAGCGGCGCTGGCGCAGTGTCGCGAGTCGATGCCATCGGCCGCACCGCTCACACTGGAGAAAGACTTCGACGCGCCAGGCCGGCCGGATGCGCACGCCGACCACTTCGCCGCGCTCGGCCGAGAGCATGTTCGCCATCAGCGTCGCATAGGCGCGCCGCACCTCGAGCGCCTCGACCCGCCCATGCGACTCCCAGTAGGCGACCGCCTGCTTGGAGAGTGGCACGGCGCGCGATGGGCTGCGGGCGGTGAGCTCGCCGGCCATCTCAGAGAGGGAGAGTCCAAGTCGCGCCCGGGCGCGTCCGGGCGCCTGCAGGTAGGGAAATGCGCGCCCCGGGGGGTGCGTGGCACCTTGACCCCTTTTGACGGCCTTCCTGGCCACCCGTACAGCGTGCTTCCGGCCCGCGGATTTCACCAGGCGCCCCCTCTCGGGATTTCCATAGAAATCGGTCGCGCTCAGTTGGCCTTGCCGCCCGGGCCGAGGGTTGGCACGAGCAGGCCGGCCGGCTGCAGCAGAGCGAGGAAGAGCGCCTGGGTAAGGACGGTCTTCTCCTCGAACGTGGGGAAGCCGACGCCCGCCTGGCTGGCGGCGACGACGCGCATGCGCGAGCTCGTCACGCCGCCGCAGAAGATCGTCTGCATGCGATGCTGGCTGGCCTCGACTAAGATCTCGTTGACCTGCTGCTCGAGCGCCTCGGCCGACTCGGCATGCAGGATGTGGTAGCCCGGTTTCATCTCCATCAGTCATTCCTTTCGGTGAAGCGTTGAGTGAAGCGGCGAATCGGAACAGTCAGCCGATCGAGCGCGAGCTTGGCGCGCACGCGCAGGGGTGTCGCCGGCGGCGGTTGCGACGTGGCCCAGGCCATCGGCCCCTCGTGCATCATTCTCCAGAAGGCTTGCTCGGCGCCCTGCGAGTAGCCGTCGAGAAAGATCATCAGCTTGTGGTACGTCCAGCCCGGAGGCAGGAACGACTCGACGCCGGCCTCCGAGAGACGCGACCCGACCAGGTGCCAGGCGCCATCCTTGAAGCGGCTCACGGCGAAGCGCCCGCCCTCGCAGTAGAGCGCGATGCGGGTCAGGCCATCGGCGATGTCGTATTCCCAGCGGTCGCCGGCCTGCGAGTTGCCTGGCAGAAAGCCTTTCACTTGCAGTTGGCGCATGGCACGCTCCCTTCAGGCGCCCAGCATGATGTGGACCTGGTCGGCATCGAGCTCGCAGACCGCGCGCTCGGGCGCGCCAGCCAGGTCCGGGTCGCCCTGGTAACGAATGTGCCAGCCGCCCTGGGTGCCGCATGGATTCATCTTCTCGGCGAAGTCGCGCACCTGCTGGTCGGTCCACTCCTTCGGAACGCAGACCTGCATGGCCAGGGCGCTCATTGCGGATACGGTCGGGCCGATCATCCTGGCCTCGCCGGGTCAGCGGCGCGGGTCGGCGCGTCATGGGGGCCGCCACTCTCGGCGGTGCTGGTGGGCGAGACGGCGGGCGCCTGGTCGACAATGATCTCGACCCGCTGCTCGTCAAACCACTCGACGCCGATCAGCGTACCGTCCGGCTTCAGCCCGGGCGCCTCGATGCCGATGCGCGTACAGCCGTAGAGCCATTCGGTCCGGCCGATGGCGACGCCGAAGAATCCGGTGATGCTGTCGCGGACCTTGTTACCAAGAATCGGATGAGCCATGTCAGCCTCCCTTTGCAATTGCGACAAGAAGAACGGCGGCACCTGCGATGCACAGCAGGCCCAAGATCAAGAGCCAGAAGATTGCGCGGAGGCGAATGCGCCAGGCGAGCGATAGACCGGGCCAGTGCCACGCCTCCTTCTCTGCGGTGAAGGTGACGTGCAGGCTCTGGCCTTCGGCCGGCTCGTCGGCCTTCAACGGATGCAGCGCATGAGGCGCGCGCCTCATGCGCTGAAGCGCCTCGGTCAGGTCTGTCTCATCGAGGGCCGCATGGACCTTGACGTCCTTGAGCTGCACTTCCCGCGCTTCCGCGACCCGGTGGCGAATGACTGCCGCATTGCGGCCGGTGCCCTTCGCGCGCCGATACTTCACCTGGCGTCGGCCCTTGCTCGCACCCATCTCAGATCCCCGGCAGCGGCCGCTGTGCGACCGGTGCCACGAAGACGAGGGTCGTCACCGCAGCCTCGTCTCGCCTATGGGCAGGCACGACAGAGAAATCGCCTGGTAGCCTGGAAGCCAATAGCAGACAACGCCCGCCTCCCGGTCGATGTGCCGGCCGATCGTACCCAGGCCTCCCTGGAGGTCGCCCGGGGCCGGCGGCTGCCCGGGCGCGCACGAGACCAGCACCAGTATGAGTGCGACGATCAAGAGAACTACGCCAGGCCAGATCTGTTTCATGTCATCCCTCCCTCGTGTGGTAGGCCGGCGAGATTTTGATGCCGGCCGCCATCGCCGCCTCGAGCAGGTTGGGCAGCTTGAGTTGCGCCATCTCGACCGGCCAGGTCTGCGCGCCAGCGACGCGCAACTCGGCCTCGGTCGCCAGCAGGTCGACCGCGCGGCTGTGGATTTCGCGCCGCAGGAAGTCGGCCAGCTCCCTGGGCGAGGCCGCCAGGTAATGCCCCCTGCTCGACGAGCTGCAGGCGACCACTCCCTCGCGCCGCAGTTGCCGGGCGGCCGCACGCACCTGGCGCGAGGTCGCCTTGACGCCCATCACCGACAGCGCGGCGACGATGCGCCCGTTGGGCATGGCGTGTGCCAGGCCGACGTGCGACTTCAAGACTGAATGGACTGCAGCGACGAACGTCGCCGGCAGCGGCTTTGGTTTAGTCATGGTTTCTTCCCTCCACTCAAGACGCCGGTCAACTTATCCCACTCGACCAGCGCGTCAATCCAATCCTGGCCGATCTTCCCGGGGAAGCCCCCGGGCGCCTGCAGCACGCTGCCCGCGCGGGCCATCGCATCGCCGCGGCGATACGCCTCCGCCAGGTCGTCCTTCAGGCCCTGCAGGTCGCGCGCCTTCGTCATGCGCTGGTAGGCGGCCGCCAGCAGGTCGGCGCAGTGGTGGTGCACCCAGCGGCACGGCCCCCAGGCGAATCCCCATTGCGCCTTGTTCGGTCCGGCCGCGACCGGCAAGTCGCACAAGACACACCGACGGACCTCGCTGCTCATCGCCCGCCCTCGTTGGCGTATCTGGCTGCCATCATGTCCCTCCTTCCACGGTCCACTCGACCACGGTGCCCACGCCGATGCCCAGGTCGGCGGTGGAGCGGTGCGGCCCGTCGTGCCCGGGCATTAGCTCGCAGCGGGCGCCGACGAGGGCAAGCATTGAGGCACAGGTGTCGAGCGCCTGCACCGGATGCGATGGGCGGAAGCCGCTACCCTTGATGCTCCTGGTGGCTATGCGATACCGCTTGGCCGACCCCTCGGCACGAGGGCCGCCGACGCCCATCGCGCCGCGCATGCGCAGGCCGTCGGCTGCGTTGCGGAAGGCCTCGCCCTCAAGCTCGGGCGGCACGAGCTCAGGTGGCTTTGCCATCGTCGTCGCCCGGTCGCGCCCAGAAGCCGACCTTGTGAAGGAAGGCGGAGCCGTCTTCGCCCTCAAGCCCATCCTCGGAGGCGATGCCGCGCTCGATCAGCCGGCAGGCCTCGGCGAGGTTCTCTGCGGTGGCCTGCTCGTCGGCAATCGGCAGCTCGTCCGCCAGGGCGAGTGCGCGAACGAAGGCCCGCACCTTCAGCTCCCAGGTGTAGCAGTCGTCGGCCGTCCAGGGCGCGACGTCCTTGCCGGTGATGGGGTGCCGGCCAAAGGTGCGCGCGTCGTTCTCGATCAGCATGTCGCGGGCGCTGCCCAGGTTGCGCTCGAGCTCGCGCACTTCGTCAATCCACTTACCAAAGGTCTCACTGTGGCCCGCCGGGAACCAGATCACGACGGCGCCCCGGAACAGGCCCATCGCTTTGTGCATGCGCCAGCTCAGGCGGCGCCTCAGGTTGCCGGTCCTCGCCGGCAGCGGGTTGGTCTGTGCAGTCATGACTTCACTCCTTCTTCGGCGGCTGGTGCCGGCAGTGCCTTGCGCGCCTGCTCCATCAACTCGCTCCAGTGGTCGGCGGGCATGCCCATCGCGAGCGCTCTGCGCGCCATGAGATACGGCTCGTCTTTCGCCCGGTCGCGGCTCGGACCGCTGGCGAAGTGCGCCGCGATTTCGTCGAGGGCACTTTGCCGGGCGGCGCGACTGTTCCCGGCCTCTTTCCTCATCCCGGTTTCTTTAACTGTTTCTTTAATAGATGGCGGTCCACCTCGTTGACTAGGCCGGTCCACCTCGTTGACTGGTTGCTCTTCGCCTGGTCCACTACGTTGACTACCCTCGCCCGCCAGGGGTGGGGGGGCCAAAACAACAAGCTCCCAAAGGTTGACGCCGCCCTCCGCCGATCGACGCAGAAGACCTCGCGCTTCGGCAGCGCCAGCACCATTCAAAACTCCCTGGCGTGACAGTCCGGTTGCCTTCATCATGGCCGACAAGCTTATTCGAGCGACCGGGCGGTGGAAGCCGAATGTCTGTCTGCAGGCGAACAGCACCACGCGCACTTCGGCCTCGCCCATCACGGCCAGCCAGCGGTCGAAGAGGTCATTCGGGCATTGGGTGTAGTTAGGGGATTCAAATCCGCTCACGGCGCCGGCCTAGTCGGCCGCGGGCCGGGCTTCGTCTTGTACGGTCGTCGACTGCGCAGGTAGCGGCGGACTTCCGGCTCGGGCACCAGCCAGGCGTGACCGAAGCGGACCCCGTGGATGCGGCCGGCCTCGATCAGTTGCCGCACCCGGCGCGACATGATGCCGAGCCGGGCGGCAGCCGCCTGGGTCGTGAGCAGCTTATAGGGTGCGGTTGAGTTGGGCATGCGCCGACTGTATACCGGACCGGGCAGTTGAGTCAAGCCCCGCCAGCCATGTCCTATTTCCGCGGAAATCTCCCGTATATCGGGTCTTGCTTTCCACTGCCGGGAAGGGTATAGTTGGGTCAACCCGTGGGCCGCCCGCGCGGCCCGACTAGACCCCAGGAGGCAGACCATGACCCAGCCCCGCCCCGCACCCCAAGCCAGGATGATTGCGCTCGAAACCCCGTACTACCATATCGAAGCTACCCCGCACGGCCCCGACCTGCGCTGCAAGGACTGCGGCGAGGTCATCCACTTCTCGAACCAGGCGACCGAGCCCTCGATCATCGCGGCCTGGAACGAGCACGTCCTGCGCTGCCCGGCGCTGCCGCAGAACATCAGCGCGGCGGCGAACGACTGGCCGGACGACCGAGCCTATTCGCGCAACGACTGACAAGGAGACTGACCATGACCACGCCCGCTCCACTCGTAACGCCCGCGCCCGGCATGCCCGCCGGCCCGGTCCCCGTGAAGATTGACCCGAACGAGGTCTCGAGTAACTTCTTCTGGACCTACGGCCGCGAAGAGGTCTTCAACATCCAGACCACCATCCGCGCCGATCTGCCCCCCGAGCAGTTTGCGGTTCATCTGCAGTGCCTGGTGGCCGCGATGAAGCAGGTGGTCGAGGTGAAAGGCCACGCCAAGCAGGTCGGCGCCGGCGCGACGAATGGCGCCGCCAAGCCGGCGCCCGCCCCGATCGTCGTCAGCGCGCCGGCCGTGACCAGCACTACGGTCGCCCCTCCGCCGGCGGCGGTGCTCGTTGCACCCGCGCCGGTCTCGCCGCCTCCCGCCGCCCACGGCGCACCCCCGGCACCCGCCGGCCCGGTGCCCGCGCCCGATGGTGGGGCGACGCCCGAAGTCTCGTCCTTCCGCGCCCAGGTGCTGGTCGGCGAAGTCAAGAACGGCACCGCCCAATGGAAGCTCAAGGGCGGCCGCTTCATGCAGCACGGCGTCCGCATCTGGCCCGAGGTCTTGACCGCGGTTGGTATCAACCCGGACACGCTCGACCCCCTGAAGCAGCACGACATGACCGCCTGGGTCGCCTTCTTCGTGACGAACGAGAAAGGCCAACCCCACAAGGTGACCTGCCTCGTTCCCGCCCCGGCACCGGCGCACAGCTAATGGCCCGCTGGCTTTCCGACTCAGACTTTGAGGACGAGAAGTGGCGGCGGAGGGCGGCGCGCCTCGCCGCCCCCCGCATGGCCTACCATTGCGAGAAGTGCGGGCAGGTCGGCATCCCGCAATCGCAGCGCGGCTACGGCGATAACTTCTACACTCCAATTCACGTCAACGGCCCCTGGCACCTGCCCGACGGCCGGGTCAACTCGAACATCTGCCGGGGCCGCATCGTATGGAAGGAAATCGAATCCGCCAGCCTGCCTTCGCAGACAGGCACGACAAAGGGAGATGCGCAATGACCATCGAATTGGTACGGCTTGATCAGATCGACCCCAACCCCTGGCAGACGCGGCGCGGCGAAGATCTCGCCCACCTCGAGGCGCTCATGGCCGACATCAAGGTGCGCGGCCTCTTGCAACCCCCGCGCGGCCGGCGCTTTGAAGGCCGGGTGCAGCTCGCCTTCGGCCACTCGCGCCTGGCGGCCATGCGCCGGCTGCAGGCCGAGACCATGCCGGTCGACGTGGTGAACCTGGCCGACCGCGAGATGGCAGAGGAGGCCATTGTCGAGAACGCCAAGCGCCATGACCTCTCGGCCATCGACAAAGGCCGCGCCCTGCGCGTATTCATCGACGGCTTCCATGTCGGGCAGGCCGAGGCCGGTGCCCTGTTCGGCCTGGGCCAGGCCCAGGTCTCGAACCTGATGCGCATGCTCGAGTTGCCCGAAGACATCCAGACCCTGGTGCACACCGGCGCCCTGTCTGAACGTCACGCGCGCGAGCTCGTCGTCCTGGCCAAGCTCGACGCGCCGGCGGCGACCGTGCTGGCGCAGCGGGTGGCGAATGCCAAGCCCGGACGCCAGGCGGACTCGCGCCTGGAAGATGAGAAGGAGAAGTTTCTCGCCAAGCTCGGCCGCGAGCTCTACGGCGTGCCCTGGAAGAAGGGCTGGCCCGAGAAGATCATCCTTGTGCCACAGTTGGGCGAGGGAGGGCTGGGCCAATTCCAAATCCGCACCTGCGAGGGCTGCCCCTTCCGCGTCGACCGCGAGAACTACTCGAACCGCAGCTACTGCTCGCGCCCCGAATGCTTCGACCTGAAGATGACCATCGCCCTGCAGGCCGAGCTCGAGCGCGCCGCGAAGCACACCGGCCTGCCGATTGCCGGCGCCGACGAGAAGACCTGGTTGATCTGGGAAGGCTCCTACGAGGGGCAGAGCCAGGCCGCGAAGATCGTCGCCACGAAGGCGGTCGACCTGCGCCTGGTTGCAAGGAATGACCAGCGGGTCTGGATGGGTACATGCCGCACCGTGCTCGGCTCTGACTTCGTGGTCCTGGCGACCGCCGACGTCCGCAAGTCGGCCGCCTACCAGAAGATGCTCAAGGTCCGCGCCGGCCGGCTGCCCAAGCCTGCGAAGGAAGGCAAGCCAACCCCGGCCGAGAAGAAAGCCATCGCCACCGCGCGGGCCGATGCCCGCCGCGAACGGGCGGCGCTCATCCGCGGCAAGTACGACTCGTTGTGGCTGTTCGAGTCGATCTCGACCCTGGCCGGCCGCAAGCTCGGCCTGACCGACGAGCCGCTGATCTACTTCGAGGCGCTGCTGACGTCGGCCTACCCCATCCCGCAATCGGTCACCCCGCTTCTGGCCGCGCTCGACGCCGGCTGGGCGCGGGCTGCCGCGAAGGTGACCGGGCTGGACCGCGAGGAGCTGCGCCGGCGGCGGGTGATGCTGCTGGCCATCCACGCCCGCCTGGCGGAGGCCATCACGAAGGACAGCGACCGCTCAATGCGCGAGGCGGCCGACGTCGAGCTCGGCTTCGGCCTGCGCCTGTGGTCGCACGAGCCCGAGACCTACGAGACCTGGACCCGGGCGCAGAAGGCGACCAGCGAAGCCGCGGCGGATCTCGGTCTGAAACTACCGGCCAACTGGAACGTGCCGCCGGTCCACAAGACAGACTTCAACTGCCATACCTGCGGCGTCTTCGCCGGCCTGCCGCGCATCACGAAGGCGAACCTGCAGGAGGGCTGGGTCCTGGGCGCCGACGGTATCTTCTGCCCGCGGCACGGCAAGGGCAAGGCGCCCAGGCCTGAGCCGCTGGCCAAAAAGCGCATCCCGCGCAAGGCGGCCGCCGGCACCCGCACCCGCTCGAGGTGATATAGTGGAACTCTCGCGCGTGCGTGAGCCAACCCTCGAGAGGGGAACCGCCACGGCGCGCCGGAGGTCTCCCTGAGGTGGGGGCGGGTGCTGGTCACACCCGCCCCGGTTTTTTGAGAAGGAGAACGCCATGCGCACTATCACGGAAGCCATGCAGTGGCACCAGATGCTGTGGACCGCGCACCTGCGCCGGCTCGATCATCGCCCCGGCCCGCTCACCGCCGAGCTCTATCCTGACGGCACCGGGTACATGCTCCATGTCTGGCTCGACGCGCAAGCCCACGACCCGGCGAAGCAGCGCGAGGCGCTCGACCTGCCCCACCTGAATGACACCAGCGGCCTGGCGGTGTACGGGCGCATGGACCTCAAGCTTTACCTGCGCCTGGTGTCCACGTCGATGAACTGACCGAGCCGCGAATCGAAAGCGCCCCCACCCGGGGGCGCTTGGCCTTTAACGCAGTGCCGCCGGCCAGAGCCTCTAAGGGCTACAGACACGGCGGCAAAGGGGGAACCGGTTTCTCTTCATGTGCACCTCCCCGCCCCAGATTATACGCCGGCCCCGGCAGGCCTGTCAACCCGGGCACCAGGCGAGACCCACGCCCCCCGGCCCCGGCCGGCCGCCTGCCGTTCGCCTCAAGCCTTCCTGTGCCCGCCGGCCGGCAGACCAGCCCCGGATGTCGGCCCGGCGCCGCGAGTATTTCCGCGGAAAGACCCGGCTCATGGCCAGGGAAGGGAGAAGGTCTTCACCCAGGCCTGGCGCATGGCGACGGTCGACCCCTTGAACTCCCACCAGTTGACCGAGAACATTTCATCTGCGAACCAGACGCCCAGCCCCGGGCACTTGGCGGCCGCGGCGGCGTCCATGAATTCCTCGAGCTCGGGCGGCGACGACCACCAGACCTGAGTGTGTCCGTTGATCTTCACCTTCTCGCTGTAGGCGGCGCCCACCGGGATGACCGGCAGCTTGCGGATCTTCAACAGCTCGGCTATCGACTTGCGAAGTTGAAAGCCCGGATTGTGGGCGCCGACCCAGTAGACCTGCGGGCTGTGGAAGTCCGAGGCGTAGACGAAGGCCAGCCAGGGAAAGTTGGGCTGGTAGGAAGGATAGCGATACGAGCACAGCCCAATGGGAACCGTCTTCCCCAGACGCGCGCGCAGCTCGCCCATGTAGGCGCGCGCCGCCAGCTCGTCGATATTGCCCGGGAGGTTATATGGTCCCTCCGCGTCGACGTGGAAGGCGCCGATCGCGCGGCCCGTTGCAAGCTCCATCGTCGCGCAGTCCAGGGCCGCACGGCGCGCGCTGCCGACCGGGTCCTTCGGCAGGATGTAGTGCCAGGCCTCCACGCTGATGCCCTTCGCCTTGAAGGCGGCGGCTGCCGGCGCCAGGCGGCCGACGTTCATCGCCGAGTCCACCTTGAGCATGACGCGCTTCGCACCAGCCGCGGCACACTTCTCGGACCAGGCGGCCGCCGTCTGCAGCCGCAGGTCATTGATGAAGAATCCCTTGCCGTCCAGGTTCGCCAGGTTGACCATGCTACCCTCCTCGAATGCCGCCGACCAGCAGGATGACCATGCCGGCGACGATCAGCACGACCGCCATACGTTCCCAGCGGCCGGTGCGCGGGTACCCGACCGCCGCGTAGAGCAGCATCGCCAGGCCCGCGACCATGAGCAGAAGCCCCGCGGCAAACATGCGCGCCTAATCCTTCGCCTTCGCCAGCCAGTGGCCGTCGACGCGCTCGGCCACCTTGCCGGCGCCCAGCAGAGCGAGCCACTCGCGAACATCGCGCGGCACGCGCTCGCCCTTCTCGTCGACCATGAAGACCGTCTCGCCCTCCCACAGCTCGCGGTATTCGGGCTCGACCCTGGGCAGCAGGCCGAGCTGCTCGAGCACGAGCAGGATGGCGTCGATGGTCTTGTCGCCGTCCGGGTTGGCAATCTTCAGCGTGCCGCCGCGTACCTTGACCTTCGCCTTCTGGTCGGCGTCGGCCTTCGCGAGCCCATCGCCGGCGACAGCCAGCTCGGACACCTGGCGCTCGAGGTCGTCCAGATCTTCGGCGACGATCAGGTGCGCGTCGTGCCGGTACATCCGAAGTGCCGCTTGCGGCGTCATCCGCACACCTCCCGCACCCAGGCCGCCGGCGAGTAGTAGACAACCATCGGCCCGATCATCCCGACGAACTGGTCCATGAGCGAGGCCGCTTCCCGGCCGGCTCGGCCATTGTTCTGCACAGTCGGGCCGGCCTTGCCATAGGAGGCGGCCGTGTAATTGGTCGTGGTGATGTAGACGGTCGGGCTATAGCCCAGCACGTCCGGCCCCTCAATCAGAATCGACATCAGGCATTCATCCCGCCGGCCGCCTGGGCCAGCACGACCTCAGAGAACTGGGCGCGGTCGGTCTCAAAGTCCAGGCCCTCGTCCTCGCCATCCCAGTGCACCCGCTCGAAATAGACCTTCGCCTGGTCGTCAATGTAGGTGTCGCTCTCGGCGGTCGTCGGCTGGAAGAAGCGCAGCACCTCGGCCCACGAGTCGGCGCGCACCCGCCAGGGCGGAACGATGGCGCCATTGGCGTCGCGCACTACGCGCCGGCCGTTGACGATCTCGTAGGTGTAGGCCAGGTTGCGCGAGCGCGAGGCGGCGAAGGGTCGCACGCCGATGGCCGAGGCAATCCAGTCGCGGTTATTGACCCAGGTCCAGGTGAAGGTAGTCGAGAGGGCGCCGTCCTTTGACGAGTTGCCCGCCTCGAGGAAGCCGCCGCCGTTGCCCATGCTGATCAGCGTCTGCCCGGCACCCTGGGTCATGGCCTCCGTCGTGCCCTTCGCCGAGGCGTCGATGGCCAAGTCGCCGCCCGTGCAGGCGCAGATCACGGTCGAGACCGTGCCGTTGCCATTGGCTGTCGTGGCGGCGCGCCAGGGCGTCGTGGGGAAGACCGGCGTGAGATAGTAGGCCACCATGCGCGTGCCGGCGTTGGCGTCCACCCCCAGGCCGGTCGTGGTGATGTTGCCGGTGCCGCCGGCGTCGAGCAGATACCAGAGACTGATGCCGACTTGACCGCCGGCCCCCTTGCGGAAGTCGACCTTCTCGGTCATGGCGACGGCATTGTGCGTGACCCCGGTCGGGATGACGACCGTCGGCGCGCCCCGGTAGGCCTGGACGATCGAGACCAGCATGCGGTGCGGCTCGGTGCCGACGGCATAGGCGGCAATCGAGCCGTTGCCCGAGCCCCAGACTGCGACCTGCGTATTCATCACGCTGATATAAGGCATGGCACCTACACCGGCGGCAGCACGGGCGGCGCGGCATCCCCAACGTACAGTGTCCCCCCGTTGGTCATGCGCGGGATGACTCGCGTATAGTCCGAGAGGCCAAGCCGGCAGATGCCCGAGAGCAGGTCCGCCGGCGTGCGGTCGACATCGTACTCCTTTGAGACGGGCGTCGGGTCAGAGCGGATGTCCTTCACCGCAACGAACTGTGCCTTCGCCGTGACGATGTCATTGATCTCGACGTCCGCGCCCTGGGCGCCGTGCGAGGCGGTCTGATTGTAGACCTGCCACTCGAGCGTCTTCCAGTAGCCCTCGCAGGCGCACTGGATCTGCGGCGGCTCGAAGACTGCGGCCTCGAGCCCGGTCTTCATGTTCTCGGGCGTGGCGCGCGGCCACTTGTGCAGGCGCAGATAGGAGGCGACCGCCTGGTCGGCCACGGCGATGCTCTCGAGCTCGGCGCCCTGCAGAACTTTCTCTTTGATGCCGAAGCGCCCCTGGCTGTCGAGCATGTCGGTCACCGTCGACCGCCCGGTCGTGCCCGAGCCGCGCACCCGGAAGCGCATCCAGCCCCGGTTCCAGACGTCGTCCAGGCTGATCTTCGCGCCCTCGTTCTCGATGAAGAGGGTCATGGCATACAGCATGCCCTCGTAGACCTGGGTCGCCTCTTCGTCGTAGAACTCGACGTGGCGCGACAGACCGCGCTCGAAGAAGTCGGCCAGGAAGGAGACGTCGCCGTAGATGGTGAAGTGGGCGGTGCCCCAGCCGCCCTCGGCGCCCTCTTCCGCGTCGACCTTGCGGTGACCGGGCAACCCCTCCATCGCGGAGCGGGTGAAGGTGTGCCCGTACCGTTCCCAGGAGGTAACGGCGTTCTGTGAGACGACGATCGAGCCCTGCCAGGGCATCAGGCAGCCCCCCGCAGGACCAGGTAGCGGTTGACGACGTACAGCTCAACGCCCAGGTGCATGCCCAGCGGGGAGAGCAGCGGGCCGACGCCCCAGGTGGTCGGGTAGTGCAGCATCATGAAGTAGAGCTGGGTCTTGTCGGTCCAGCGCAACTTGGGCGGCCGCCCCTCGAGCAGCCACTCCTCGCCGGGGATGTTGTTCGTGCCGATGATGCGGTATTTGAGGATGCGGTCGACCAGAACGCCGCCGTCGATGTCCAGGTAGGTGAAACTCTTCAGGGCCGACGAGCCGAGGCTGGTGTTCTGCAGCGGGTCCTTGAAAGCGGCAATCCACTCATCGCAGGGCATGAACCAGATCGAGTCGTAGTCGATCGTCGCGGCGCCCGAGGCACGCGAGGCTAAGATCTGCACGGCGATGTCGGCTGTGGTGAAGGTGTCGGCTGGCGAGAGCTCCGCCATGTGCGTCTGCAAGCGGCCCAGGTCGATGAATTCCCAAGTCTTGTCAAAAGTCTTAGTCTTCACGGTCAGAGTGTCGTAGTGCGGCACATCGTCTCCGCTTCCGCCCAGACCGATGCGCAAGCTAACCGAGACGTCGCCGGCCGCGCCTCCATTCTGCCGAGCGCGGACGAAGACCTTGAAGGCGCCCAGCCAATCGGGCAACTTGCTCGTTCCAGTCAGCGTGAAACGCACCACATGATTGATGTTGGTCGCAAACGAGGTCCGGTATGCGTAGAGACCCGAGGCCCTCTGGTCGGCCTGTAGCGCGCCGTCCGTGCCACCCGCCAGACCCCAGCCGGCCGGGTTGAGCTGGTTCGCGGCGTTGAGGACTGGCGTAAAAGACGTCAGCCCGCGCGACCGGGCCGCGACCAGGATGCGCGATGTGGACTGCGGGCTGGGTGTCGTCGTTCCCTCTCCGTCACTATAGGCGCGCAGGAGTACGAGCGGGCGCGTGTCACCCTTCACCGACAACGCCGGCACCTCGAGGTAGGGCGTGTTGACCGTGTAGACCTTCTCGTAGGCCTGGGCGCTGGCGCCGCCAGACGTGTAGGCAGTGATTTCAATGCGCACCCAGAAGGCAGAGACACCGTTGACCGTGCCCAGGGCGACATCGCTGGGCGGGTTGATTGAGAGGACATTCGTCCCTGCGGCCTGCAGGAAATACTGCATGTTTGGGTAGACGCCGCAATTGGTGCCAAGAGTGAGCGTGCCGAAGGTTGCCGCGCCGGTCGAATACTTCACGGCCAGGGTCCAGACCGCGGCCCCGCCGGGTGTGTCGAAGACGATGTTGAGCGGGAGTCGCGTGGTCGAGCCGATATAGAGGATGTCGCCGACGGCCGGCGCGGCCGGGAAGTAGGCGAAGGCAGTCGAGTTGACGAGGTTCGCCGAGAAGCCGACCGAGACGTCGTGCACATAGATGTACGTGATGACCGGCGAGTCCTCGCGGTGTGAGACAATGTGGCCCTGGCTGTACGGGCCGCCGAATCCGTCGCGGGTGGCCAGGACCAGGCGGGTCGGCAGCGTGCCCGGCTGCCGGTCGCGCCAGGCCGTCTCGCGCAGGAGGGTCATGCCCTTCTCGACAATCCAGCCCTCGGGCCGGAAGTGCGCGCCGTAGAGCTCCGGGTGCTCGAGCTCAAAGCAGCCGAAGCAGATCGAGTAGCGCGGGTTGGTCTCGAACTCGGTCTGTGCCTTGATGTAGACGGGCGTGTACCAGCGGCCCGACTTGCGATATTCGGCCGCGCTGGCCAGCGCCCGGATGAGCGCCTGGATCTTCGTCGCCGCATCGTCGTGCGAGAAGCCGGCCATGTTGAGGCGGTAAGGGTCGGGGATGACGGCCGACGAGCCCTCGATGTCGCCACGCAGGTGCGAGGCGTCGAAGATGAAACCGGGGGCGCCGCCCTTCGCCAGCATGAAGCCCGACAGTGACACCATCGGAATGGTGAAGGTCAAGCCGTCCGTGATTTCGAGGGTGGCCATCAGTGCCTCCCTGACAGCCGCGCGACTTTGGCCAGCAGGTCATGCTCGTCGATCTCGTTGCCGACGTTGACCGTGCCGATGACCGGGCCGCCACCCGCATGCGGCGAGGACTGCATGCCGGGCGTCTCGACCGTGACCCGCTCACCCGAGCCGGCCATCACCGGGAAGTTTTCGTTGTAGCCTGGCGGGACGATCATGTCGAGTCCGAACTGGCCACCGGACTTCGCATTGTGAACGACGTGCCCGGCCACCAGGTAAGTGTGCGCCGGGTGCGCGACTTCCAGGTTGTATACCTCGTGCTCGCCCGGGAAGCGCACGACCCGCAGCACGCTGGCCGGCCCGTACTTCGTCACCAGGCGGGTGCCGACGGCCAGCCGCCCGACCTCGACGAACTCGCCCGAGGTGGTGAGGAAGCGATGGTTCGGGCTGATTCCGAGGATCTCGGCCTGCGAGGTGTAGAGGCTGACCAGATCGTCGCGGGCGACCCGCGTTGTCTTCACCACGCGCGAGGTGATGCGGGCACCGGTCAACGGGATGTAGACTACGACTCGCTGGCCGACCCTCACCTGCTCGACGCGGCGCCGGCCGCCCGGGCAGTCGACCGGCGTGCCGGCGACGAAGCAGCCGCCGCCCGTGGTGCCGGGAGGCAGGGGCAGTGTCCTGACCCAAATGGTTACAATCTTGTCTCGCATGGCGTTGAGTGACGCTTGAACTTCTCCCACGCGCGCAATGGCTGCGTTTGCGGTTTCAATAACAGTGTCCATTGGCGTGAGGCCCTTCGCCTTGCCGATGTCCGCGATGCCCTTGCCATACTGCTCGGCCGAGATTTTGCCGCGGGCGAAATCAACCTCGAGCTTTCGCTGCTGTTTGTCGAGTTGGAAGGCTCCATAGAGGTTGGAGCCCGTGGCCTTGTCGATCGCCTGCAGACCCGCCTCGTATCTCTTGCCATGCCCGACCATGTTCTCAAGTCTGCCCGCGGCATCCTGGGCAAACCCATTCCAGGCCTGTTGCCCTTCGCTCATGCGGTCCTGCGTGCGGGTCACTTCACGCTTGGCGATGGCAAGGCTGTCTGTCGCAATAGCCAAGCGCCGCGCCTCTCGGGCGCTCGTGCCCACGGCGAGGCCCCACGTCGTCTCCTGCCTGATTGCCCGCTCCCGGTCGATGGCCGCCTGCGTCGCGGCGGCTGTCCGCTGGGCAATGACTGTGGCGGATGTGCCCCCAGCGACCATTCCCGTCTGGACGCCTCGACCCTCGGCCGCTCGGATGTTGGCCTCGCGGAGCGAGCGCTGTTGGGCGTCGGCGGCCGCCTGCGCGGATGTTGTGTCTGACGTAAGCGCGGTGCGAATCTTGAGCCAGATGTCGATGACCGTCAGCCCGACCTGGTGCTTGAGGGCAGTAATCGAATCCTTCAGCGCGTCAACTGCCACCTCGTACTCGCGCGTCTTTTTCGAAGCCGCGTCCGTGAGGATGAGGCCGTCCGCGACTGCGTGTGCTTGGGCGCGCAGGGCATCCCCGCCCTGGTAAAGAATGGGCGTGAGCACCGACCAATTCTTCCCAAACATTTCGGTAAGGAGTTTCGCGCGCTCGAGCGGGTCGCTCATCCCCTGGAGCTTATCGGCCAGG